AAATCCTTTATTTGATAAAACAACAAATAACTTTAATTTGGTAATAGGTGGCTAAATGGGATTATTAACTGGCGTAAGTCATATAAAAACAAACAATATAACAAATAAAGCTTTTCAATTCAATGAATCTGATTATTTAGAGATAGATTCAAATTCTAATGCTACTTTTTATGAAAGAATTTTTAATGAGGATGGAACACTCTTTTTTATGATTGATTCATCGAAAAAAAGAGAAATTTTATATGTAAATAAAGATAGCACAATAACGTCTGATGTAGATGTATATAGCCCTTTAGATTGCAGATATGCAATTATAAATGAAAATGGATATTTAAAGATATTTTTTCATGAGAATGACGGTATTCATAGTCTTGTTTATAAGTCAGAAAAAAGGATATTAAAAACTCTTAGGAGAAAATTATATACTTTAGTGCTTGATAAACTTACTTACGAATTATTGCTTTATGTAGATTCTATTTTAGAGCCTTTGGTAATAGATACATCTAATGCAAATTATAGAACCGATAAAGCTGATTTTACTGAATTAAATGAAAATAGTTCAGGTTTTATAATCGGCGGTGGTGGGATATTTTTCCCTGACCTAAAAGGTGAATTTATTGAATACTTAAGAGGCTATATTCCCTCAAAACTTGATCAAAGCGATATAAACCAAATTTTCCAAAAATACCAAGATAATAGGGACTTCCCACTTCCAAGTATAGGTAAAATACTTGTGTCTTCTGACCGTAACGGTACAGGATACGACATTTTTCAGGTAAATAGTGATTTTACAGATGAGATATTAAAAAGCAATTTAATTGGTGATATGTTTTATCCTACTTGGGGTAAAAATCTTTTAAAAGACGACTTTGTTTTTCTTCATCAATCTGTACCAAAAATATTTAAAAATGAAGGTGGTATTTATAATATCAAAGAATTTTTAAATAAAACAATTCAAAATTCTTATTATTCTAATTGGGAATTATTTTTATCTACTTATCCTCTAGATTCTGTAAGTTTAGGCTTAGATGATGTAATTGACACGGTTCATTATTGGAATGGATATAGCTATGCTAAATTAGATACAAATGATATATCTAATTCAATGTTTTTTCCATCTGATTTTGTTGCAAAGCCTTTTACTCCTTTATTTACAACTTCTCCATTTGTTCCTAGTGCGAGAAAATATGTAGATTCTCATCCAACTGATTCTGATAAAGTACTAATAACTAATATAACTCTTTCAGGTGGCAATAACGGTATATGTACGATAGCTGAGTGGGATAAGGTAAATAATACCCTAAGTTCAGAAATATATACTTCAGGTTTTATTGTAAATAACAGTAATTCAGGATTTGACAATCAAATACAAAACCCCAAATATAACTCTGATGGTACAAAAATAGGCTTTACTGCTTATACATCTTTTAATGCTAATCCGCATGCTTTTATTTGTGATTCTGACGGTGATAATTTAATAGATTTAGGTGCAGATATAGAATTCTGTTCTTTTGCAAGTTTGGCAAGTGATACAGATACTATTATTTTATTTAATAGATATGAGTTTTCTGATTTTCATCAAGCAAGTTTTTGGAGAATTTATAGTAGAAATTTAACTACAAATGAAGAGGTTAATTTATCTGGTGATGTGGATTATAACGATTATTCTTGTGATTGGAAATTATAATGAATTTAACCCAATTTAAAGAAAAAATATTTGACTGGATTTTTTTTGAAAGTTCTTTAGACTCTCAAAATATCTTTTGGCAATTCCAAAAAGCTCCAAAGCCTTTTACTGATTTTATTACTTTAAATTTAATTGATTTGAATCAAAAAGCTTCTAGTAGTAATTTTCAAAATAATGATGGGATAATTCAAATAAAAACTCTATTAGATACTACTTTATCTATAAATTTTTATGGATTATCTGCTGAAATATTAAGCTTAAAAGTATGGCAATCATTACAAAAAGATTCTACTAGAGAAAAACTTTTTGATGTTGGTTATCAAAAACCATCTGAAGTTAGAAACCTTTCATATATTGATGAAGATATGCAAAACCCTGTAAACAGATACCAATTTGACTTAAAAATGAATTTTATTCTTTCTGATACTGATGACGTTGGTTATTTTGACAAAATTATCATAAAAGGTTATTTAGAAGAACAAGAACCTGAAAACCTTTTTTTCCAAAAAACATTACCTGAAGACTAACTTATCCTTTCTTTCAATTTCTTTTCTTTCAAAAATACAAATTATTACAAAACGAGGTTAAAAAATTATGGCTCAAAACATTGATTTAGTAGTTACACTTAACTTGATAAAAGTATTATCAACTCTAAGTTTAGCTAGTTTTTCTATACCGCTTGTTTTTCAAAAATCTGCTACTGCTAGTAAATTTTCTGGACAAACAAAATTATATACTTCCTTAGATACTGTAAAAACAGACTTTGGAAGTGGCTCTGATGAGTATAAAGCTATATCTGCTATTTTTGCACAAGATCCTAAACCGCAAAAAGTAAGAGTAGCTAAAAGAGCGACACCAGTTGCTGTTGAGAAAACATTAAGTTTTTCAAGACCGCTTGTAAGTGGTGAAACTGTTGATGGTGTTGTAAATGGGGTAACTCTTACATCTGTTGTTTTTGATACAAATATGGCAACAACTTTGGGAGCTCTTAGAACTCAAATTTTAGCAATTGCAGGAATTGACACTGTAACAGTTGCTTCAAATACACTAGAAATAGTTGCCTTAGATGATTATTCATTAGATATTTCAGGCTTTGTTGTTACTGGAAATGCAACCGCAATAACCGCAACTGTATCAACTGATGTTGCAGGCTCAACAATAGTTGATGATTTTTATGCAGCTAAAAACGATAAAAACGATTTTTATTACTGCCTTGCTGTTGACCGTTCAGATGGTTTATTTACAAGCCTTGCAAGAGTAGTAGAAACTGAAGATAAAATGTGTGGTTATGCTTCATCTACATCTGCAATAAAAACAACTGCCACAACTGATATTATGAGTAAATTAAAAAATCTTTCTTTAGAGAATGCTTTAAATTTATTCCATCATGATTTATCTGAGTATGCAGATTTTGCATGGGCAGGAGTATTTTTGGGTTATGCACCAGGAGTGGCACAACCTGCGTTAAAAACTTTAAAAGGAGTTACACCTTCTCCACTTTCTCCTGACGAAATTCAAAATGTTTTAGATAAAAATTGCAATGTTTATATTGATATTGCAGATACAGGAGCAACAAATGATGGAAGAACAGCAAAAGGAACATTTGCGGATTTTGTTAGAGATTTACATTATTTAAAAGCTGTTGTTAATACTGACATGGTGAATTTATTCTTAAGCACCCCAAAAATAACAGGGAATGACAACGGTATAAAACTTGTTGGTTCGACTCTTAGATTATCTTTAAACCAAATAGTAAAAGATACTATTATTGAAGACGATTTTATAATCAACTTACCAAAAATTAGCGATATTCCAAATACTTCACGTTTAAATAGAATTTTAGATTCTGTTTCTTTTATCGTGAAATTGCAAGGGGCTTTTATAAAAGTGGTGCTAGATGGCACTGCATTAGCGTAATAGGAGAAAAAAAATATGCAAGATTTAGTAAAAGAACTTACTACTTATGATCCGCAAAAAGTAACAATAATAATTACTTATGGTGGAGTGGCTCATATTTGCGGTGGTTTTGCTGAAAAAAGTAAGGTAAAAGTATCTCAAGCAAAAGATAATTACACCACAAAAACAGGGCTTGATGGTCATACTGTAAGGCAAAAAACAAACAATAAAACAGGTGATGTTGAGATACATTTTTTACGTCAAGTATCTGACTCTGTTGATTTTTTAAATGCAATATTAAAATTTGATAGAGCGGCTGATTTGGGTATTTTTGCTCTTACTATTTCAGATGGAAACTCTGGTGATGGATGGTTAGGAACAAATTGCTTTATTATGAAACAACCCGATGAGGAAGTTCAGGGAGATGCTGATGAAGTTACTTATAAAATCTTCTGTACTCAATTAGAAAAAGTTTAAAAATAAAAAAGGAAAAACAAAATGAAATCGAATCAAGAAATAATTTTAGATGGAAATAAATATTCTATTTGTCAATTTGGCAGAAAAGATGGGAGGAAAGTTTTTTTAAGACTTATATCTCTGTTACTGCCAATGATGATAGGAGTAATGCCAAAACTTTTGGAAACATTGCCAGAGCTACAAGGGTTATCTGAAAATGAACAAGAAAAAGAAATTGGTAAACTTATGAAAAATAATAAAAATGTAAATATGAATGATGGTTTATTGGCAACTTTTATGAATCCATCATTAACTGACCACGTTGATAGCATTGTTGACAAATTACTTGAAAAAGTTCTTTTTATTGAAGATGGTAAGCCTCCTTTAGAAGTAAATAAAAACTATGACAAGGTTATGGATGATATGCCTATTACTCATGAGTTTCTTCTTTGCTTAGAGGTCGTAAAGCACAATGGTTTTTTCGACAACCTCGACGCTCTCAAATACGAAGCTCAGGAAATGGCTTTCAACCTGATATAGCGAATGACTGTGACTGGAAAATTTGGCGATTAGTTGTTGGTAAAATCGCTCTTTTATCTGAAATAGAAAAGGATTGGAGTTGGCTGGATGTTGAATTGGCTAACGAGGCACTGGATATAAATATTGAAATGATGCAGGAAAATAATAATGATAGTAAATAAACTTGTTACAAAGCTTTCTTTTGCTGTCGATGAAGCTAAATTAAAAGAATGGCAAAGTAAAGCTGAAAAATTTGCTAAAAAAATTGCTGATTTTAAAGAAAAAGTAAATAAAAAAGTTCATGATGTAGAAAAAACCAGTATTGATAAAACCGATAAACTCAATGAAAAGGCTTCTAAAAATCAGGAAAAAAGAAAAGAACTTTATACTAAACTTTTTTTAAAATTATCTGAAAAAGAAGCAAAAGAAGTTGAAAGAATTGCTAAACAACAAGAAGCTTCTAACAATAAAGCTCTTTCTAATAGACAAAGACAAACTGAACTTGCTAATAAAATAATGCTAAGAGCTGAGGAAAAAAGAGCAAGAGAAGTTGAGAGACTTGCAACTAAACAGGCTAGAGATGAGCAAAAAAACATTGAAAGAGGCATGAGATTTAGGGAACAAGCTTCTAGGTATATTGAAAGAGTACAGATTCGTAATGCCAGGAACGAAGAAAATCTTAGAATTAGACACGAAAGAGAAGAGATGAGACGTATTGACCGACTCGCTCAATATCAAGAAAGAAGAGCAAGAGAAGTTAATGCAAGAATTGAACGAGCAATGCAAAATATGCACCAAAGAGGCTTGGCAAATTCTGACAATGCTATGAAAAATAAGGCAATTGCTAGTGGAATTTTAGCAAACGGATCTGGCAGAATTGCTTCTTCTTCTTTTGATTTTGCAAAAGATTTGGTTACTAATTTTGGAGAAATCGAAGCTCAAAGAAATTCTACACAGGCATTTGGTGGCTTAAATGATATTGAAATTAGAAAACTTAATGCACAAATTCAATTAATTGCAGAAAATAGCCGTTATACACCTTTGGACATCACCACATCTGCAAAAGAGATGACTAAGCAAGGTTACAAAGGAAAAGCATTGGAAACTTTTTTACCTGCTAGTTTAGACTTTGCAACCGCAACTGAGGCAACTCCGATGCAATCACAAGAGTTACTTGCTTCTATGATGCACACTTTTGGGATAACAAATATAAAAGATGTTGGAGGTGTGAGTGATACCTTAACAGCAGGTTTGAATGAATCGGCATTAAACTTTGATGATTTTAAATATTCCTTACAGTACATGGCACCAGCTAGTATGTCCACAGGTGGAAATTTAAAAAGTACAACAGCTTTTTTAGCTCTTTTATCTCAAGCAGGTTTAAAGGGAACAAGTGCAGGAACATCTGGTAGAAAAATGGTAACCGATATAGCTACTGAATTTGGTGGGATGTCTGATAATGATACTAGCAATAATGGTAAAAAGAAAAAAAGAAAAGAAACCTTATTTTCTATGGGTGTAAATGAATCTGATTCTTATTCTACTACTGTAAATAAAAAAACAGGAAAAGAGGAAAAGTTTTTTGACATCTCCAAAACATTACTTGTTTTATCTGAAAAATTAAAAACAAAAACACCTTTTGAGAGAACAGCTATTTTAAAAGATATTTTTGGAAGAACAGCACAAAATGCAGCTGCACTTATTGGAATAATTGGACAGAAAAACCCTGAAGAATTTGCAAGAATAAAAAAGGCTATTTATAACCCTGATGGTGCGACTGATAGAGGAGTAAAAGCTAGAAACAAGGGAGTTGATTATGAAACAAAAACAACTCAAAGTAAATTTATGGGCGTAATGAATGATTTTGGAGAAACAATTGCTCCTTTTGCAACCGTGGCATTAAAGGCATTTAAGCTTCTTTTAGGTTATATAAAAAATTTATCACCTGGAGTAAAATCATTAATTGCGGGTTTTATTCTTGCAGTTCCAATTGTTACAGGTTTATTGGCTGTTTTTTTAGGTTTTAAAGCTTTCTTAGCTATTCTAGCATTATTAAAAATTGCTACTTTTGCTATATCCACGGTCATGGGATTAGGCGGAATGCTAGGAGTCGCCATTGGATTAGGTATTGAATTAGGGAAATTATGGGATAAAAATAAAAGCGTTTGGACTAATATAAAAAATATTATTTCTAATGTTGTCGGTGGAGCAAAACAGTTATTTGTAGAATTTTTTGACTATATTTATAATAAATTTCAAAGTATGGCTTCCTGGATTCCTTCTTTTAATATGTCTTCTATTTTTGGAGGTGGAGTTGCACCAGCGGGAGTTGGAATGGGTGGAGGTGGAAACACTCACGTTAATTTTAATGTAAATGCCCAAGGTCATAATAACCCACATGCTGTAAAAAACAGCGTAAAACAAGGTGTTGGCAGTAGTGTAGATGCTTTTAGAAATTATACTAATCAAAAAAGTAGGATAATGCAATGAGTACTCCTGTTTATAAAGAAAAAAATATTATATTTTTTCCTGAAACTCAATTAACTATTGAGATTGATTGTGTTGATTCTATTACATATAACGCAAATTTAAAAACTACAAAGCATAAAGTTGAGACAGGCTTACCAATTTCTGATCATACAATACATGAAAATGATACTCTTTCCTTATCTGGTACTATTGCCAGTGCCTATGAAGGTAAATCATCTGCACCTTTGGACATTGAACAAAAACTTTTAGAAAGAATAAAAAAAGTATCTAAAGTTATTATTGTGTCTAAGCAAAAAACTTATGATAATATTATTATTGTTAGTTTTTCTAAAAGTTTGGGTTCTGATAATTCTAATGACCTTGATTTTACCCTGAATTTTGAGGAAATACGAACCGCAACAACAGAAGTAACCACAAAACCAATAAAAGCAAAAATTGGAGTGGAGAAAAAACAGCTTACAAAAATAGAACAAAATAAGACAAAACAAAATCAAAAAAACCGTAATCAACAACAGAATAATAAAGGAAAACAAGGCTTAAAAAAGCTTACTGATAATAAAAAGAAAAAAATTGCTTCTGTGGTTGATGTAGGTATTCTTGGAGAAACATTTGGAGGAATAATAAGATGATAGAAATTCCTTTGGATTCTTCCGAAGCTAATTTTATACAAAGTGTAGTTTTAGGCGATAAAGAATATAAATTATCTTTTTTATACAATGTAAGAGCTAATTTTTGGACTTGTTCTATTTTTACTATTGATGATGAGCCTATTGTTCAAGGTGCTAGAGTATCTAATAATTATCCAATTTTTGCAAGATATTCTGATTTGAGATTACCAAAGGGCAATTTATACGTTGTTGACTCCACAGGTGGTAATGAAGAGCCTGACTTTGAGAGCTTGGGAGATAGAATAATTTTAGTTTATGACGATGGTTTAGAATGATAAATTTTGAACTTGTAGACAGAAAATATTTACTTAGATGCCAAAAAGGAACTGAAGTTAGAGAGTTTTCTCAGCTTAGATGTGAGTTTGATATAAAACAATTTGGAGACTCTAAACTTAATGAATTGAGCTTATCTCTTACTAATTTAGATAAGCCATCAAGAAGTTTTTTTGAAACAAATGAAAAATATTCAATTTTTATTGAACTTTTTGCAGGATATAAAGAGCATTCTGGCTTGATTTTTTCTGGCAATACAGATCTTATAAATATAAAAAAGGGAACTGGTGTTGATGGTTTTCATAAGACCGAAAACAGGCAGGATGAGACAGATTGGATAACAACACTAACTGCAAAAGATGGAATAAAAATAACTAAAAATCAAGTTTTTACCATTGCTAAAAGAGGTAGAGTGTCGGTTTCTAGTGTAATACAAAGTGTTGTAGATTCATTAGGCTTTCCAAAAGGAAGTATAAAAACATCTGGCTTCAAAAAAGAATATTGGAATAACGGTATTTCTTCAAGTGGACCAGGTTGGGATTTTTTGGTAAAACTTTGTAAAGCGAACGGCTTTACTCCTGATATAAAATCTGGTGTTTTAAATATCCGTAAAATATCAGAGCCTTTTGGAAATGAAGTAATTGTTTTAGGCTCAAACTCTGGATTAATTGGCTCACCTGAAAAAACAGAAAAAGGGATAAAAGCTAAAAGCCTTTTGAGGCATGACATTGTTACAGGTTCTTTGGTAAAAATTGAGAGCGAATATATTACTGGATATTACTTAATTACTAATGTAACTCATGAAGGTGATAGTGATGGTGAGAGATGGTTTGCGAACTTAGAGGCACAATTTTATGACAAATAATTTTATAGAAAATCAAGAAGAAAGCCCTGACGAAACAATAGAAAATATTTTTGGCTTTTTTATGTCAAAAGTTAATACTACCATGCCGTGTAAGGTCATTTCTTTTGATGAAAATACAAATTTTGTAGAAATACAGGCTATTTTTTCTAAAGTTATTTTGAACTCTAAAGATGAAGAGGTTGAGATAAAAAGAGAGATTATTACATCCGTTCCTATTTTATTTTTTTCTAATTCTAAATTTAATATGTCTTTTAAACCTGCAAAAGATGATATTGGTTTGGCTATTTTTTCTCAAAGAAGTATTGATAATTACTTAGAAACCGATGGAAAAACAATAATGCAACCAGGAGAGCAAAGATTTCATGATGAGAATGATGCTTTTTTTCTACCCACTGGAAACATTACTAAAAAAACAAAACTTGGTTCTATTCCTGACACCTTTTTTTTTGGAAAAAATGACAGAAGCCAATTTGTTGAAGTAAAAAACAATGAAGTTGAAATAAAAGGCACTGAGGTACTTTTAAACTCATCTACTGTAAAAATGGGCGGTTCTTTTGCTTCTATTTCACTTGCAAAAGGAACAACAACAGATAGTAATTTTAATAGCATAATGACATGGATAACAGCAGTAAACACAGCTTTAAGCGGATTAGGTATAGTAATACCTGCACCATCTACAAGTGGCGTTGGTAGTTCGGTTGCAAAGGTAACAGGTTAAAAATATGAGAAAAAGTTTTTTAATGACAGCAAGTGGGGATTATGATATTTCATCTGGTAAAAGAGTTTTAATTACTTCCGATGATGAAATTATAAAAAGGCTAAGATTTAGAATAAAAAGATTTTTTGGTGAGTGGTTTTTGGATAACACTAAAGGAATTGACTATTTAAACCAATTTTTGATTAAAAATCCTAATTTATTACAATGTGAACTTACATTAAGAAATGAGATTAGCCAAACAGAAGGAATTAGTAAAATTATTTCTTTGAAAATTACTCCTTTGAAAACTCAAAGAACTATGAAAGTTAATTTTACGGTAGAAACAATAAATGCAAATGAAATAACAATAGAGGACACAATAATATGAGTATTTACGGTGTTGTACCAACTGGTTTTAGAAGAAAAACCGCTGATGAAATAAGAGAAGATTTTCAAAATAAATATAAAACAGCATTTGGAAATGATTTTGATGTATCTGATGACTCACCTGAAGGTGTTGAAATTGGTATTTATAATGAGCTTTTATCTATGAATTGGGAAGTTTTAGAAGCTGTTTATTATGCTTGTTTACCTGATTATGCTCAAGATATAAGTCTAGATAATGCTAGTTCTGCAAGTGGAGTAAGCCGATTAGGTCCAAAAAAATCTGTGGTAACTCAAGTTGAATTATCAACATTAGGTGCTAGTGATGTAATAGTACCAATTGGAACGGTTTTAAAACAATCTTTTAATAACATAGAATGGGTTACAACTCAAGCTGTTACCATACCTGCAAGTGGTAGTATTATTGTACCTGTTGAAAGTGTTGATTTTGGTGTTTTTTCTGCAAGTATTGGAAGTATTGATGATGCAGTAACTGTAATAAGTGGATTAGATGTAGTATCTAATTTGACTATTTCTATTGAAGGAAGATTAATTGAAACTGATGCGGAATTTAGAAAAAGGAGAGCTATAAGCCTTGTAATTTCTAAAGGTGGAACATTACAAGCTGTAATAAATGCAGTAAAAAAACTTGATGGTGTTACTTATTGCTCTGGTATTGAAAACAGGACTAGTGCTATTGTTGATGGGTTGCCTCCTCATTCATTTTCTTTAACTGTTGAAGGTGGTATTGATCTTGAAATTGCCACAACAATCAAAGAGACTAAGGGTGATGGCATTGAAACTCATGGCGGTGTATCTACTATTATTACTGATATTGATGGGAATAGTAATACAATTCGATTTAATAGAGCTACTATAAAAGATGTTTATTTAATAGTAAATTTGACAACAAACTCCTTATATCCTTCTAATGGCGATATTTTGGCTAAAACATTAATTAATGAATTAGCAAATAATTATAAAAATGGAGATGATGTAATTAATTGGAGACTAATGGGTATTTTAGATGCTATAATAGGTATTGATGATGTAGAAATTTTACAAAGTTTTTCACCATCTCCGACTTTATCTACAAATTTAACCGTCTTAAACACTGAAAGAGCAAGAATTCTAACTACTAACATAATTGTAAACTCATGAATATAACAAAAATCAATTCTTATTACGAAATTGGCAAAAATCTACTTTTAGAAGAAATGAAAGGGCAACCTGTTATTTTAAAAAGATTAGAAATTTTTTGCTCTCAACTTCAAGAAATAGAAGATATTTGTTTTGACTTACTTGAAAATCATAATATTAAAAAAGCTACAAATAAAAGCCTTGATTATTTTGGAGATAGTGTAGGACAGCCAAGACCGATAACTGGTTTGCCTGCTATAAATGATAATGCTTATAGAGCTGTTATTTTTGCAAAAATTTTTGAGAATATTTCTAATGGAACAAGTGTAGAAATTGATAATATTTTACGACTTTTAGGAGCTGAAAGAATTTATCATAGAGATACTTATCCAGCTGCAATAACTTTAAATTTTGCTGGTGATATGCTTTTACCTCCAAGTGAAATAAAAAAAGCATTGATCAATGCAACTTTACCAATAGAAATTGATTGTGTTCAAGTTTTTTCAGGTTCTTTTGGTTTTTCTGGTAACCCTGATGCAAGAGGCTTTGGAGTTGGTATTTTTGCTACATCTATTTAAAAAAAAGGAATAAAAACAATAATGACAAAACCAACTGAACGTCTCCAATGGTGTCAAGGAGCTACAATAACAAATATTTTGACAGGATTGACAGTAAAAAATATTACTTATATTGGTAAAACACCTGTTGGAATGCCTTACGCCTTATCTACTGTAAGATATGAATTTGATGGAACACCAGATTTATCAAGTGTTTTGTTAGGACATTCTTTAGTTATTGAAAATGCAACAAACATTGAAAATAATGGAACTTATGACATTATAAATATAAATATCGCTAGTTTTTATGTTGATGTAATTAATACAAATAGAGTAAACATCTCTTTAGATGAAGCATTAAGCCCAGCAACCGCAATAATAACCACATCTGCACCAACACTAAGTAATACATCTACAAGTAAACAACAGCAAGGATATAAACCATTAGAAACACCTTCCGAAGGTGATTTTAATTATAAGTTTTTTGTTATTGGAAAATGGATTGATTATTTAAAAGATGAGTTTTCAGGATTAATAACTGATTATAATGCTATTTCTGATTTAAAAGCTGTAAATACAACCTCTTTAGATAGTGGAAATATGGCATATATAAAAGAATTGGATAGTATTTATAGACTTGATAAAACAATAACAATTGATGAAGATATTGAGTATTTAATAGCCCCTACAACTGGCACTGGTAGATGGGTTTTATTCCTTCCTTCACTTGATTATATTTCTAATTCTTTTATGGAAATAAGAAGTTTTTTTGAACAAAAAACAATAGATTTAAATAATAAAAACAATGATTTGGAGCAAAGAATAAAAATTTTGGAACAAAAACATCAAGATTTATACGATATTTTAAAAAGTAAGGAGTTAATATAGTGAGCAATACAGCAATTGGAATAAATATAACAAATAGGATTTTATCTGGTGCTTTAAATTCTACAACACTTCAAACCGAGTTAGGCACTACATCAAATTTAGTCGCTTTTAAAAAAGCAATTGGGATTTATGATATAGCCAGAGAACTTTTTGAAGATTCCGCATCATTAGCAATAATAAAAGGTTCTGCCCTTGCTTGGAGTGCAATAAAAAACAACAGTGTTGCCTTGAGTAGTGCTGTAAATAGTATTATAGCCTGTAAAAATTTAGTCTCTACATCTGCAATTATTCAGGATGTAGTTACTGATCTTAATTTTTTCTATGCTTTTAAAGATAGTAAATGGAAAAACTTAAAACAACATGTAAATCAAAGTTATTCAAAACTTAAAAGAGTTATATATAAAGCCTCTGGTAATTTTATTCCATCTGCAAATATTGCAAAATGGTCAGCTTGCTTAATTGGTGGAGGTGGAGGCGGTGGACAAAACAATTCTGCTAATGATAATCAAGGTGGAGGCGGTGGAGCTTTTTATGTTCTTTCTGGTTCTACTCTTACATCTGGTACTACTTACCCTATTGTAATTGGTTCTGGTGGATTAGCTGTAGGAACTGGTGGAGCTACAACTTTTAATGGAAGTTCTGCACCTGGTGGAGACGTTGGTTACAATGGCGGTTCTGGTACTGGTGCAGGTGGAGGCACAACTACATTAAATGGAATAGCTGATTTATCTGATTTAGATATTGAAAATGCTATCTGGCAATTTTTTGATTTTCAACAAAAAGGTGCTACTGGTGGTATTTTACCTACTTTTAGAGGTAAAAGTACAATACTTGGAAGAGGCGGTTTTACTTATAGAGAAAATGGAGCTGGCTATATCTCTGGTGGTGCTAGTGGTGCTAGTGTTTTTACTACTGCTCAAAGTGGTTTGAGTGCTGATGATAACACTGGTTGCGGTGGTGGTGGTGGTGATTCTGATACATCTACACTAGGTGGTATCGGTGGTAGTGGTTTATTTATATTACATTTTATAGAAGCTTAAAAGGAGAATTTTATGGCATTAATACAAAATTTAAATACAGAAGATGGTGATTTATTAAAAAATCTCATTGAAAATATAGAAAAAATAAATGAAAAAGGAGTATCTGTAGAAGAAATGGAAAATTATGTAAGTGAAAATCCTGCACCTGGTGGCGGTATAGCAAATTTAAATGAATTTATTGAAATGATTGTAACCACAACAACTACAATTAAACCATCTTTGATAGCCTCCAATGCTTATTTGACTGACTATTTGCATTTTAATGATCAATCAACAAAAACATTTTATAGTCCTGTAGTAGATGAGCAACCTCCTTTTTTCTCTGATTTTGATTTTATTTTAGAAATATCTAGTTTAGACGATGATACTTTTACAGTAAATCCACAAGTAATAAATTTTGGAAAAGACAGAGGTATTACTCCTACTAATCTTACTTTGAACGATTATGGAACATCAGGATTGAGATATATAAAAGCTTATTATCAAGCAAAAGATTATCCAAGCGAGAGTGTAACTTATAAATCAATTGCCAGCGTGTGGTATTTTGAAATAACACAAGCTAACGGCGGATAGAGCTAAATAAAACAGTAATCAAAGGAAACAAAAAAAATGGTTGCAAAATGGACTTTAAAAAATACAGCTGGAGAGACAGCATTAGAAAATGGTAGTAATTCATGGGATGATGCGGCTCATGAAATGATTTCTTCTGGTGAAGAAAATCTTTTATGGGAAAATAGAGAATTTTTTAATCTAGATTTTTCAGGTATTACAGCAACTCGCATGTATTTTTACAAATGTAATTTTAATAAAGTAAATATGTCAGGCTATACTGCTGATACCAACGAATACAAAGAATGTGAATTTGAAAAAGTAAATTTTGCTAATGCTACTTTTAAAAGCACTAAAAGCTTTAATACTCTTTTTGATAACTGTAATTTTGTTGAGGTAGGTGATTTTCAATTTATTGCAGATAATTGTACTTTTAAAAATATAGATTTTTCATATCCTATTCTAAATATGAATATTACTGACAAAATTTTTACTAGTTGTAAATTTACTAGTTGTAAATTTGATTATCAAGCAATTCAAAATACTGATTTTTCTGAAAGTGAATTTAATAATTGCTCTTTTATTAATACTAATATTGATTCATGTACTTTAGAATATTCAAAATTTAACGACTGTACTTTTAATGAAGTGAGTGATTTTGTATCAATTCCAAATTTTAATAAAATAAATTTTACTTTTAAAATCAACGTGCATTGGAGTTATTTAGACAATTGGAAGAAAAATAACCCATCTTAATTTTAAAAAAAGGATCTTATATATGGCTACTCAAAAATATTTATACTTAGTAATTCATCATACTGCAGGTAATAAACTTGCAAAAATGGAAGATGAAAAAGCAGAACATTTGCGTCAAAAATACGTTGATATTGCTTACAACGGCTTTATTGAGTTCGATGGAACTTTTAAAATGGGAAGAAACTGGAATGATGAAAGCCAAGATAACGCTGCAAATAGTGGATTAAATGATAAAAGCTTATCAATTGCCTTGGCTGGGAATTTTGAAGAGTATTCACCATCTGAAGCACAAATAAAACAATTGATACAAGTATGTGCATCATGGTGTAAAAAATTTAATATTCCTGCTGAAAAAATTATAGGACATAACCAAGTAAAAGATATAAGTAAAAATTGGAGAGATGCGACATTATGCCCAGGAAAGTATTTTATCCCTTTGATTGCTACAAAAATAAGACCTGAAGTACAAAAATATTTAATTATAAAAAAATAGAGGTAAAAATGAACTATTTTAACTTATTGAACCCAACATTTTTAGAACATTTCAACAAAACAATACAAGAAGGTGTTATTTTAGTTGAAAAACAAAAAGAGTTATCTGGTGAAGAAAAAAAAGCAAAGTGTATTGAATTTATTCAAGATGCTTATAAAACGGTTGATGTTGTTTTTGAAATACCTGCTTTTATTGATGATTTGATATTAAATTTAGTACCAATTTTGATTGATGAAAGTGTCAGGCTATTCAACGAATATGGCTGGGAATTTTAATTAAATAAAAAGGAGGTTAAAATCATGTTTCAAATTGTTTCAAGTTTTTTAGTTGAAAATATAAGTATTGGAATTGGCATAATTAGTGCTGGTTTGCTATCTTTTCTCACAAACATAAATATATTTAAGTCATAGGATTATTTTATGTCTAAAAAAATTAATAAAGTAATTCTAATAAAATTATTTTTTGTACTATCTATTTTTTTTTCAGTAACTTTAACTCCTGATGAAAAAATAAAAGCTGAACTTATAAAGGCAGGAATTGGAGCTATCACAGTCTTTATTATTGAAGGTACTAAAGCAAAAATTGATGAGAAAAAAAAAGAATAAAAATAAAATTTCTTGATTCTTTTTTTCATTTTTTCATAAACTCCTTACTAGCTAGAAATAGCTAGTTTTTTTTATTTGGTTTTTATCTTTTTTATTTCTGCACTTAGCCCATCAAGAAGAGTCTTAATCTTTTTTTTGTTTGCTATAAGCATACTTTTTTCTAATAATTCCTGTATAGAATCTATATATTTCAGGGTTTTTTCTACAAAAATAAGATCCTTATTTGTTGGTTTTTCCTCTTTATTTTCTTCAATAAAAGAACTTATTTCCTCTTCTGTAAGTCTGTTTTTGAAAGCAGATAAAAAGGTTTTTTGTTGCTCTTTTAAAGTTTTTCCTACAGATATTTTATAAAGTTGTTGCCATCCGATGTTTACACTTTTTACTTTATTTAAAAAAGTATGACTATCAGGTTCTTTTATACTTTCAAATTTCTTTTTACTTACACCAAACTTTTGGAACTCTTCTATATAAACTTTTAGAGAGTTATCTATTTCTTTTATTTTTAAAATAGATGAAATATATTCCTTTTTTTTATTAAAAAGATTTGCTATATCCTTTTGTTTATAGCCATTTTGCAAGTAACTATTAAAAATATTTGATATTTCAAAATTATCTAAATTTTGCCTTGTTTCATTTTCTTCAAATTGAATTACTTCTAAAATATCTTTTATTTCATCAAGCTTTTTTTCATAAAAAGCAACAAAAATAAACTCTTTTTTTAACTCTTTTAGAGCAAAATATCTTCTATGACCTGCTAATAAAAAACCATCGCTACTTAATAAAACAGGTTGCAACTGCCCGTATCTTTCTATACTGTTTTTTAGATCTAAAAATTTATTATCTTCCTTATCTATTTCACGAATATTTTTAAATATTTTTACCTCGCTTAGTTTTAGTTTTTCTTTTGAAGCTTCGAGGTTTTCCTCTTGAGCTAAAACATTTTTCAGCTCTTTTATTTTCTCCTCTTTTGCTTTCAAAAGCAGCTCACTTTCATTTAATTTATTTTTTAATTTTAAATTATCTGCCTGTAAGTTCTGTTGTTGCTTACTTTGAATACCATTTGACAATGAACTTGTAAAATCTTTTTTCATATATACCTTTTTATCCTTTTTAATTTATTTCTTCCAAAATTTCCTTAAATAATCCAAAATAGTCAAAACATGCGTTGCTTTTTTCTGCATATTCAAAAATAGACATTCCCTTTGTTTGACTTTCTGGTATTTGTATTGTTTCTCTTATAAAATTATTGAATACTTTTATTTGATTTTT